CTGCGGGACCGGCACGTCCTCTTCCGGGGTGTCGGGGGCTTCCAGGATGGCTTCGCGGGACAGGTAGGTCATGGGGCCGTTCTCCTCTTAGTAGGTGGCGCGGGTGTGCGCGCCCGTGCGCTGCAGTTCCAGGGTGGCCGTCACAAGGCCGCCCACCGGCGTGTTCAGCTTGTACGAGCTGATCATCGCTTCGAAGGTGTACTTGGGATTGCCCACCGTGGAGCCCATCGGGCCGTACTCCACGGAGCAGCTCGCCAGCGTGCCGGCGCGCAGGGCCGCTTCGGTGCCGGTGATCAGCGCGTCGACGGTGGGGTCCACGTTGACCGCGACGGTCATCTTGCCGTCCTGCAGGCCCAACAGGTAGGCCTTCGCCGACGCGCCGAAAGCGGTGGTCTCCAGGTCGTCGTTGTCGATCGCGTAGTCCACGTTGGTGGCGTTGGTGCTCATGTCGGTGAGCACGCCACCGCTGTTGTCGATCTTGATGACGCCCAAGCGCCCGGGTCCAAATGCCATAGTGAGCCTCCTGCCCTACTTCCGGGCGAACGCGAGCGCGAACGTGGCGACAAACGTGCCGGTCCAGGCGCCCCGGGTGTAACGGTTGACGGTGCCGGCAACGGCGCTGAGCTGCGCGGTGGCGGCGGTGATGTTGCTGAAGGTGATCAGATCGACGAACGTGCTGTTGTCGGAGCTGTGCTGGATCTTGGCCGTGCCGGTGCCGCTGGTGTAGCTGGTACAGTGCAGCGTGCCCACGCCGCCGTTGGCCGACGAGGCCGCATTGTCCACGGAACTCGCGCTGTTGCCCGCGTTGGTCTTCTGCGTGAGCGGCTCGAGCAGCACGCCGGCGAAGACGCCGCCGGTGGGCGGCAGGTCCGCACTCCAGCTCACCAGACCGCCCACGGGCGTGCCCAGCTTGTAATTGCCGGGGTTCACGGTCGCCAGCTTGGCGAGATTGCCGATGGTGGTCAGGCCCTGGGGGCAGAAGGTCAGCACCTTGCTGGCGCCACCGCTCACGGCCGCGGCCAGGATCGCATCGGAGCCCGTGCCGGCCGTGTTGTCGACGTAGCCCTGCACGCCGAACTTGCCATCGCCCTCGCCCAGCACGTAGCTCTTGGCGGAGGCGCCGAACGTGGTGGCGTCCAGCATGTCGTTGTCGATCTCGGCGTCGACGTTCGTGAGGAACTGGCCGATGGTGTAGATGTCGAGGAGGAGGCCGGCCAGGCGGCCCGCGAGGAAGGCCATGGCCTAACCCTCCGCAGCCGCGGGCGCGGCAGGAGCATCGGGCGCGGGGCTCGTCGCAACCTTGGCGGCCTCCAGCACCTGGCCGGCCACGAGATCGACGTCCACGATGCGGTTGAGCGGCTCGGTGGTCTCCACGATGTGGCCGTCGGACAGCAACCAGGGGATGCTCGTCTTGGGAATGTCGTCCACCACGCTGCCGGTGCCGGCGCGCGTATTGTTCGGCGGGTAATTCATCCCCGTGAGGACCTTGTAACGCGGCTTATCGGCCATCGGTGGGCTCCTTCTGCTCGATGTGGCCGCATCCCTTGCACATAAAGGCGTCGGGATCGGCCAGTGTGCCGCACTGGAGGCGCAGCGGCGGCGGGTGGATGCAAGGGGCGGCAGGGTCCGCCGGTGGCTCCGGCTCCAGCACGCCGGACTCGTAGAGGGCCCGGGCGGCGCCGATGGCGCGGCCGGCCGCGGTGAGGTTGGCTTCAGCCGCGGCCAGCATCGCCAGGATCAGGTCGTTGTCAGCCATCAGGCCCCCTCGTAGATGATCGTGAAGTCCAAGATCGTCAGGTAGCGGCCCGTTTCGGGGTCGCGGTCGTCCAGCTCGTTGCCCTGCTCGGCCATGCGCACGGTCACGCCGCCCATCACGCCGTTGTAGCCTTCGAGGGCGGCCTGCAGCTGCGCGGCCACGTCCTTCGCGCCGGCGTAGGTGTCGGCCCAGGCGGTGAGCTGGAAGCGCGGCCGGCCGCCGAGGTTGGTGTTGCCCATCGTCCGGATGCGCGCGCCGCTCACCTTCTGGTAGGTCACGGCCGGCAAGGTGGGCTTGGGCGGGAGGTTTAGCGGGTAAACCCGCGTGCCCACCAGGGCGGTCAGGCCGGCATAGGTGCTCAGGTAGCCAAACAGCGCGGTCTCGATGCTCATAGGGCCTCCAGCTGGTCACGCAGCACGTCGGCGATGACCTGCAGCGCGGCCTCGCGGGTCTCGTCGAAGGCCGGGCGCATGAAGGGGCGCGCGCGCATGCCCCGCGTGGTCACCCAGCGGCCGTCGGCGGTCTTGAAGCGCCACGGGGTCTGGCGGCCGCCGCCCCCCTCCGCATAGATGCCGGTCCCGAACTCCACGTACTTGCCGTAAGCGGCGGATGGGCCCACCTGGACCTCGGCGCTGCTGGTGCTCTTCGCCACGGTCTCGACCGTGATGGAGCGCATGAGCGTGGACGTCTTGCGTGGGACCAGGGCCTTGGCGGCGTTCTGGATCTCCAGCGCGCCCGTGCGCAGGGCGATCTCGATGATGTCGCCCGCGCGAGCGCCCAGCTGCTGCAGGCGGGCCTCGAGCTCGGGCAGGCCGACGACCTTGGCTTCGATGCGCATGGCGCCTCCGCGCCCGTGGCGCTACTCCACCAGCTGCACCAACAGGCTGGTGATCAGGTCCTGGCTGTCGGACTGGGCGCCCACGATGTCGTAGGCCTTGCCGGCCACCACGGCGCGATGCTGGTCGGTGATGGCGGGGTAGTGGCCCTGCAGCAGGATTTTCCAGAGCTGGACCACGACGGTCTGGCGCGGCTCCTTGCGCTCGTCCGGCATCGGGGCCACGGGCTTAGCCGGCGACATGACGCAGGGGAGCGCCACGTGGTCCACCAGGTCGGCCCAGCTGTCGATCGGTTCGCCGGTGGCGTCCTGGGTGGGGGTGTTGACCTGGATCGTGACCGTCTTGTTGAAGAGGAAGCCCAGCGAGGCCACGAGCGACGGATCGATGAGGCCCATGCTAGAGCCCTCTCAAGAAGTCGTTGCGCAGGATCTCGCGGGCGCTGAAGTCGTTCAGGTCCATCTCCGCGATGTCGAAGGCCGGCTCCATGGTGTAGACCTGGGCGCGCAGCGTCTTCGCGTGTTCGCGCAGCGCGGCCGCCACGGCAGGGCCGTCCGTGCCCAGGTCGCCGAGCTTCACCTTCTTGAGGAGCAGGGTCTGGCTCGAGGCGATCGCGTCCAGCGCGTCGGCCGCGGCCAGCTTCACGTCGCCCCCCTCGAGCGCGAGGAAGGCGTCGATCTCCGCGTCCTGGAAGAACTGGTTGGCGACGGTCGCCGAGTCGGTGTCGCGGGCCAGGAGCCGGACCTTGCCCGCGTCGGTGGTGGGATCGTAGGTGAAGGGCATGCTAGCCCTCCTGCGCCCGCTTGGCCTTGGCCTTCGCGGGCTTGGCGGGCTCCTGCAGCTGCACCCCGACCTCCAGCTCCGTGCGGCCGCGGGCGGCCACGGCCGAGCCGTAGTCCTCCGGGCCGGCCAGCGTCTCGCCCGGGCCCGGGATGGGCTGCCGGTCCAGCTTGGCGTTGAGCGCGCGCAGCTCTTCGTAGATGAGCTGCAGGCGCTGCTCGGTGCCGTTGATCGGGGGGTGCAGCTGCATGATGCCCTCCTATTAGGCGCCGGAGCCGTTCGACGCGACGGTGGCCTTCGGGTCCATCCGGGTGCCGCCGAAGACGTGGCGGACCTTGTACTCGAAGCTGTCCGTGTCGAAGTCGCCGGCCATCGGGTCCACGCCACCGCTGATGCGCTGGGCGTTGGGCGCCTTCATGAACAGCTCCGGCGCCTCGTGGCCGCGCAGGAAGCCGATCTCGATCGCCGGGCGGCTCTCCGCCGGGTTGGCGAAGAGGAACCAGCTGGTGTTGCCGTTGGCCGTGCCCGCCACGACGGGGATGTACGGATCCACGTTCAGGCGCAGGCGGTTCTTCATCCAGTTCACGACGTGCAGCTGCTGGTTGGCCAGGCCGCCGGCCGTGTTCAGCCACAGCTCCGTGGCGTTCAGGATGTTCTGGGCGGTCACCTCGAGCGCGGGCGGGACCACCAGCTCGATGGTCTCGATCACGATCGGCTCGCCGTCCGCGTCCACCATCTTGCTCAGGACGATCAGGGCGTCCTGCAGGGCGCCGATCGAGAGCGCCGGGTTGTCGGAGCTTGCGCCGTTCGCGATCTTCACCTGGTTCTTGTTGCCGGCGCTGTACAGCGTGGCGTGCGGGCCGTTGGCATCGACGTACAGCCCGGTGGCGAACTTCGACTCGGAGCGCGCGGCCGCGAGCGCCAGGCGCTGGGGCAGGGTGCGGAAGGCGTTCAGATCGTCGTTGACCATCGTCTCCCAGGAGATGGGCACCCGGCGGCCGTACTTGCCCACGGAGTAGCTGTAGGAGCCGTCCGTCAGGCTGGCGGCCGAGTACTCCTCGAGCTCCGCCACCGCCGGCAGCACGCCCTG